CTCAACTTACTATTTTAGCTGAAAAAGAAGGTATGGTTGCAACCGATGACGAGAAAAAAGCTCAAGATTTAGCTAAAAAAGGAGTAAATGTAAAACTTACTTCTGAAATGAAGCCTGGAGACGAAGAGTCATTAGAACACGAAAGAATGAAAAGACTATCTCCAAAAGATCAAAAAACTATTGCTAAGATAAGAGCAATGATGCAGGCTGAGAAAGGTGCTCAAAACGAAACAGAAGAATCTGACGATGATTTACCAGCTATAGATAGAATGTATAATTCTGATGAGTTTGTAAAAGCTCAACAAGATGCTCAGGAAAATAAAGCAGAAGATACAGAAGGTGGAGATCTTGACGTAGGTCATCAAGATGACGAACCTGATATGTTGAAACAGTATGCTTACGATATCGCTCATTATGCTGCTAAACTATATAAGCAACTTGATAAGTACGATAAAATGGACGGTGAGGTAGACTTTCCAAACTGGTGGCAATCTAAAGTTATCTTAGCAAAAGATTATATTTCTAAAGCTCAACATTATTTAGAGTTTGAAGAAAAGCAACCAGCAATAGATCAATTAGCTCTAGAAGAAGGAGTAAATGAAAGATCAGTAGCAGCTATCAAAAAAGAATATGATGCATTAGTTGGCAAAATGAAACAACTAGCACAGCATTTTAAGACTGCTGAAGGAGATAAAAAAGATAAAATTAAAGACGCCCTTCTAGCTAACACTAAACGTAAAAGGGCTTTAGAACAAGAATTAGACGATGCTGTATCTGGTACAGGTAGAGGTCAAGAGTTAGACGGAAGTATTACCGAACTAAGAGGCTCAGGAGACGATATTATAGAGGTTATTAAAGCAATGGCAATGGAGATGGATGGAGACGAAATCGAAGCTGCTATGGAGGTAATGGAGTTTATCGGAGAGCATTATAAAATAGACTTTGAATTCGGTAGAGCCGGAGGAGGTAACTACGGAAGAAATGACGGAGCTCCTTATGAAGGTAAAGTAGATGAAGCTGAAGCAATCCCTAGCTCAATACTTAGAGGGTATAATAAAAACATTAAAGATGCTCAATCAATGGCCAAAGCTCTTATTTCTGTATTTAAGCAATTAAATAATGGAGAGAGTATCAATTTTGAAAGGCATAGTGGATTGAAAAGAATTCTTGCTTTGTTAGATAAAGTTGCTAACACTCAAGATACGGAAACCCCAGCAGAAACCCCAGCAGAACCTGTTAATGAAGCAAAAGCTACATGCTGCGGAAGATGCGGTAGAGTTCACGTCAAAGAAGGAAAATGTACAAGAAAAAAAGCAACAGGATCAGACAGATGCGACGCATAGATTTACAAAACTTAATAGTAGAAGCATACGCTGAAGTAATATCTGAGCTTAATGAAGCACCAGATGGACTTTATTATATAAAAGTCGAAAAATGGAATAAAGCTTTATTAAACGCAGTACAAAATACAATAGAGACTATCTATCATCCTACTAGATTTACCGATATAGTAGACGATGACGGAACAGGAAATGTTATTATGTACTTTCCAAAAGAAGATTTTGATCCTGGAATGATAGACGACTTAGAAGGTGAAGGAGTAGATATTTCAAGGGACACTAACTTACCTAGAGGGTTAAATGAATCTTTATTAGATCAGTTATCCGAAGACGAGGAAGAACCAACACCAGAAGAAGAAGGAGAAGAATCAGGACCAGTATTAGAAGATGCTACAGATCAAATACTAGGTAAATTTCCTACTCTTAAACAAGCATTAATAAAATTACAAACCGAAGACTTCAAAGAGTTTGTAGATAGTATAGATTGGATTTCACCAAGACCAACTTCTTTTAGAGTAAACTTAAAAAACGGTCAAGACTATACTCTTAAGTGGACTGGTAAGACATTTCAAGCTCAAATTATGGGTAAAAAGTACTTACTTTCCAACATAGCTGAATATCAACAAGCATTAGATAAACTATCTCTTCTATACAAAGAGGCTCCAATGGCAGGAGCTGGTGAAGAAGAAGGAGGTGACTTTGATGCTGACACCGGAGGCGGTGGCGGCGGAAGAGGTGACTTTCCTGGAGACGATGCTGCCGGCGGAGGAGAAGGTGGAGATGATTTAGGAGGAGATGATCTTGGCGGAGATGTAGGAGGAGACGAAGGTGGAGAAGATCTATCTGACGAACCTATAGACTTTGAGTCTGGAGAAGAAGGATAAATGAATCTTATAGATAGAACAATACTAGAATGGGCTTGGATGTCCGAAAAAGGATACCCTGACCTTAATAACGAAAACGATCTTAAAGTTTTCGAGTCTGTTTTTGGTTTTATACCTCTTATAAAGGAAAATAAAGAATTAGTAGATCTTATAAAATCTAATATAACAGGATACGGAGACATAACAGGTACCGGTTCTACAACGGTAATATTGCAATTCTCAGAGGTCCCTTCTACTGGAAAATCATCTACAGCTCTTAGAGGAGAAATTTACAAAGAACTAGAACAACTTGCTACCAGGGAAAATCAAATAACAGATTATCAAAAAGCAAAATCAAGGTCTTCTATAGGTTCTGCAGAAATAAAATTTAAGGGAAAAGACTACGCTATTGTAGTAAAAGGAACTGCTGCTGAAGATAGTGCTGATACTGATGTAAAAGAAGGACTCGTATCTTTATTCTTTGTAAGCGGAATAGACACCCCTTTTACTGTAGGTAATATTATAAAAAGAGCTAATAGCCTAAAAGCTATTGCTAGTGCAGGTATACCTGGAGAAGATAGTGAAACTTCTAAAAAAATTCTTAAGTACTTATCTGCTTTAGAACCTAAAAACGTACACGTAAAGTTTATTAATCAACCTTTATCTAGCGCATTAAGTATTAAAAATGCTTACCCAGAAGGTAAACTTATACGTACAGGGATATTTCACGAAATAAGAAAAAAAGCTAAATCTCTAACCAATCTTACCTCAGATAAATGGTGCCCCGGTGATCTTTACGTACAGTTAGGACCTATTCCTGATTTTAGTTCTTATGATAATATAGAGATGCTAAACCAGTTATTTTTATCAGGTGTAGACGACGAACAATGGGGTTCGACCAGCAAACCTTTAGTAGCAGTTTCGTTAAAGCAAGAAAAAGCACAAGGTGGAAAAGCTAAGGGTCTCTTACAAAAATTTGCTAAAGTAAAAAGCGATTATAATCTAACTAAAGATGAGATTAATTTAGATGAAGCTTCATTTCGTAAAAGAATAGCAGAACTAAGAAACAAAGTCTCTAAATTAGTAGGAGGTGCAGAACATATAGTTTACAATTTAGATAATCCATCTGTTGATGCTATTGACGCAGACAAACTTAGAGGTAAGTACGCTGCTTTGAAAGCTATAGAATTTTTATTCAGAAACTTCCCATCTGATAAAGTAGATGATGCTGTAGTGGCACTAGCAGGGTTTGCACTATCTTTAACAGAAGTAAACCCAGGATTTTTCAAAGTCATCGGACAATCTACTGGTGCATCAGCAAAAGTAGAAACTTTTGCAAGAGGAACTAATGTAGTATTATATAATAGAGGAGGAGATTATTCTGATATTACGATACGAGATACATACAAAGCAGGGGCTATACAGATTCTATTTACTATACTTAAACAGGGAAAACCACATTCTGTACAAATAAGTGCACGTAATAACGGTAACATACAAGGTACTTTAGAAGTAGAGAAATTTGAGGAAATAACTTAGTTATGTCAAAAAATATAAAAAAAATAATAGCACAAGAGTATGTAAAATGTGCTAAAGATCCGGCGTACTTTATGAAGAAGTACTGCCATATACAGCACCCTACTAGAGGTAGGATCTTATTTAATTTATATCCTTTTCAAGAAAAAGTACTAAGATTATTTAGAGATAACCAATATCTTATTACTCTTAAATCAAGACAGCTCGGTATATCAACACTTGCTTCTGGATATAGTTTATGGTTAATGCTATTTCATAAAGACAAAAACGTATTAGCATTAGCAACAACTCAAGCTACAGCTCGAAACCTAGTTACTAAAGTAACATTTATGTACGATGAGCTTCCTAAATGGTTAAAACTACCGGCGGTTGAAAAGAACAAATTATCTCTTCGATTGAAAAACGGTTCTAAAGTACAGGCTAAATCATCATCACCAGATGCTGCACGATCTGAAGCGGTATCGTTATTACTTATGGATGAGGCTGCTTTTATTGAGAATGTAGACGAAACCTTTACTGCTGCACAACAGACCTTAGCTACAGGTGGACAATGTATGGCACTATCCACTCCTAACGGTATTGGTAATTGGTTTCATCAAACTTGGGAAAGAGCTGAAACTAAAGAGAACTCTTTCGTACCTATCAGACTACCTTGGTCTGTACATCCAGAAAGAGATCAATCATGGAGAGATCAGCAAGATGCTGATTTAGGACCTAAAATGGCTGGTCAAGAATGTGACTGCGATTTTCTTGCTTCAGGAGATACTGTATTTGAAACTGACGATATGGCATTCTATGAAGAAACTTATCAAACAGATCCTTTAGAAAGAAGAGGAGTAGACGGTAACTTATGGATATGGGAAGGAGTAGATTATACTAAATCATATATGGTAGTAGCAGATGTTGCAAGAGGAGACGGATTAGATTATTCTGCATTTCACATTTTTGATATAGAATCTTGTGTTCAAGTAGCTGAGTATAAAGGTAAAATACCTCCTAAAGAATTCGGCAATATGCTAGTTGGTATAGCAGCAGAATATAACGAGGCATTGCTTGTATGTGAAAATGCTAATATTGGATGGGCTACAATAGAACAGATACTAGAAAGAGAGTATAGAAATATGTACTATAGTTCCAATAGTAATCAAGAGACTGTAGAATCGTATATGCATAAATTTGAAAGAGATAAACTTGTACCAGGCTTTACAATGTCAGCTAGAACAAGACCCTTAGTTATTGCAAAGATGATTGAGTACGTTAGAGACCATTCTGTCACTATTCGATCCAAAAGATTGATGGGAGAAATGAGAGTATTTGTTTGGAAAAATGGTAAAGCTCAAGCTCAAGATAGATATAATGACGATTTAATAATTTCTTTTGCTACTGCTCTCTTTGTTCGAGATACAGCTCTTAGGTTAAGACAGCAAGGAATAGACTTAGCTAGAGCACAATTATCATCTTTTAATAATCTTAACTCTAAGAATAAAGCAATTATGACAAATGTTGCTAATCAGAGAGAAAATCCTTATATTAATAAGACAGCCCATGGAGAGGAAGATATTCGTTGGCTTTTTAATTAGACTATTTATATAAAAATAATCCCAAATGGCGGATACTTCAC